CAAAGTGCAAATTATGTCTCCATCAATAGTGCCATTCTTAGCTCCATTTAGAGCGTTTATAGTTATTGCTTTAGCCTTCTGCAATTCTTCTTCAGCCTGTTTAGCTGCAACATGAGCCTTCCAGAGTTCAATTCCAAGTTGCCCTAACTCCTCATTACGATTCTCAATGTCAGGCGATAACGCTCTAACAGTTTCGTAAGTTGAGTCACTACCATCCCAGTCCGGTGCAACATGATCTAAAACTTTTTGATGGAATTGTTCGGCTCTCTGCCAAATCACGCTCCAAGTGAAATCATCCCAAATAATCTCAAACTCTTTATATCGACCAGCATTCAATACAGCGAAAATTGCTTTACGAACACCGAAAACAAACATATACCAATAGACCTGAGCTTTGTAATGCTCTGGAACACTATCCCAATAACTAGCCGAATGCTTAATCTCAAGAATGAAAGGGACTCCAGCATCATCAACACCCAAGCCATCAGGGTTAGCGTGAACCCAGTCATAACTCTTATGAGCAAAAGTCCCGACAGTTCTCAAAACATAGTCAGGATGTTGCTCCTGAAACAACTGAAAAATCGCAGGTTCAACAAGCTGACCGACACGCATAGCAACATTCCGTTTAGAGTCAAAATCCTCTAAATCAACTAGGCCACACTTCTCAGCCCACAAAGTATAAGCAGACTTCCAAGGGGACAGGCTCAAAACAGCACCCATCTCAGAACCAGAAATAACTCCAGGCTGATTACGCAACTCATGCCATTCCGGTGAACCCGAAACAAACTCACCAAGCGAAACAGCGTTACTAACAACAACATCTAATAAAGCATTTTTAGTATCATTCATGGCTAAACTCTATCTATGCCTACTGACATGAACTTGAGCCGAGAGACCATAGCCCTATTTGAAGCTATTGAGGACAATGGTGGAGTTGAATGCTCCAAAGTGCCAGACATCTTTTTCCCTGAGGATGTTTTCGGACATCATGGCATAAACAAAACTTCCTATGATCTAAACAAAGAAATGATAGAGACTGCAAGGGAAATCTGTCTAAAGTGCCCTGTAATGGCTTTATGCCTAAAAGTCGGCTTATACGAAGATTATGGCATTTTCGGGGGAACAACACCTAAGCAACGCCAAAAGTTGAGACTACAACGAGAAATATAGGTCAAAAAAGCCTAAAAACGCCCCGTAGAGCGTTCAAGGTATTATTTATGAGTATCTATACGACTTTGAAACTAATTGTCTTTACGAACCCAATAAGTTGCAATCCAGATAACTACGCTGGCAATAATCAAATAGCCGACAATAGTCTTAGCCGAACCCTCTAAAACAATCCAAGCAACAAACATGCCTAGCAAAGTCCAAATCTGGCCAATAATGTCACCAAAAAAGTTTTTCATTAGTCTCTTTTCCTAACTGCTCCACCGCTTGAAGCAATACTTGCCTGAGTTGCCATACCTGAAGCACCAACAGCAACCTGAGTCACAACAACCGCTGCAACAACCTCTTTTTTCGCGGTAGCTCTATGAGCAGGTGACATGTCACTACCAATATTACCAATCAGGTTGATAGCGTTAGTCAAACCAACAGCGACAGCACCAACACCAGGTATCGAAGCCAAAGCAGGATCAACTTGAATGTCATCAGCCTGAGCTGCAACATACAAAGCATTCAACGCTTGAGCATACTCAGGAGAGTTCTCAGGAACAGAATCTAAAACTTGATAGGCGACCTGCTGGAGTTGAGTTACTTCAGCATCACTCAAACTACTTGCACCCATGTTAGTTAGATTACTGAGAGTTTGGTCAGGTGTTGGTGCAGCAGGTGTAGGAACAACAGGTGGAACTACAACAGGCGGGTCAGGGATAACTACCGGTGGAATAACAACAGGCGGAACTACAACAGGCGGGACAACTACTGGAGGAACAACAACAGGCGGAATTGGCGGGTCAATAGGTGGAGTGACAACAGGTGGCAGAGAAGTAGGTTGCGGGTCAGGAATCACAACTGGAGGCTCAACAACAGGAGGTTCAGGAACAACAACAACTTGAGGAACATTCGTGTAAGCCGAATCGGGGACAACATTCAGGCCTTGCCCATCATTCAAATCCCAATACAAGCGGTTACAAGCCCCACCACCAAACTCATAAAACCAAGAATCTAATTTATAGCTTTGCCCAGCCGACATAGTGAAAACACCTTGCCCACCAGAACAACCTTTCAACCACCAGTTATCTATAACAGGCACACCATCAAGCGACAAATAAAAACCATCATCAGCCCAAGATTGAAAAACAACATCACCCGAAACAGGAGCAGTAATAAAACCGCTGTAATGCATCAAAACAAAATCGCTTTGACATCCACCAACAATGCCACCAAACTCAGCATCAAAATCGGTGTTTATGTTCGCTGCCGAAGTCCAAACAGTGTCAGTTGCACAAAGCATGTAAGGTTGGCGGTCAGGAGTCGCTGACGGATCATAAGTGTAAACCTCAACAGTAAGACCAGGAGTGTCAGCTTGAGCAACAGTCAAAGGCCAAAACACAAAAACTAGAGTTAGGAATGTTGCTCCTAAAAACTTTAGTTTCATGCCTTTTTAGCAGAATCCTCTTGAGCCTTCTTGATAGCATCATTCGCAGACTTAGACACATCAGCAGGTGTGACTTTACCTGTGGTCGCTATCGCATAACCAAGACTTCCCACAACACCAACCATAAGAGTGCCAAAAGTTACTAGAACACCGGTAAGCCAAGAGCCTGTTAGAGCTGCACCAACACCCATGCTACCGCCAAGAATGAAAAGAAAAATACCAAAACCACGCCACAACAAAGCAGCGAAAACAGCGATAATTTGTGCACTTCTATCTTTCAAAAAACCAAACATCATTTACCTTACTTAGTTGCTTCTGGAGCCCAAGGGATAGTTGCATAACCTGAAACAAACTTTAGATCAACTGAATGCAGGTTCACGATACGCTGGTCGCCTGAATCAGCTGACAAATATTGAATAGGCTTACCTGCAACAGCATCAACAGCAACTAAACCAATATGGTCATGTGAACCGCCATCTTCACGCATACCCAAACCATCCCAAGAAAAAATAACTGCATCCCCACGCTTAGGCAAACCAGTAGTTTTCCAAGTGTGTTCATTCTTGAAGTGTTGAACCCAAATACCGCAAGAATAAATATCTCTACCAATACCTGAAGCGTAAGAAAAACCTGATGCACAATCAAAATAGTTATGTGGCTTGCCCTTTAACCAAGGCGCACCTGTTTTTGAATCTTCTAACTGGGCGCGAGTTTTACCAACAAAAGATTTATAGATGTTTATAGCTTCTTGAAGTGTTCTCATACTTCAATTTTACATTAGGAAAGTTATGAGCCTAATAACGCTGCAACTTCAGCATCAGATAAACCTAACGCCTTTAGTTTTGCCATAGCAGAAGCCTTAGCAAGTTCCTGTTCAGTAGGTTCAGGGTCAGCAACTTCATACTGATCAATAATGTTGTTATTCGGTTTAGATGGGTCAAAGCCACCTTCACCCCAAATAGTTACTTTCGCCATTTTAGAATCCAATTCCTACTAGTGGAGTATTCAAAGCTAATGTTTTAGTTGCAGAGAATGTAGTTGGTAATGCACCGCTTACACCAGTCATAAGCCAACCAGTATTCTGCGATGTCAGCCAAGATGGTGAAACCGCTGAAGGTAAAACTGAGTAAGAACTGTTAGGTGCGTTAATTTGAGCAATGGTTGGGTTGCTTGCACCTTGTCTTACTGCTACAAGCCAATACAAGTTTCCACCAGTTAGAGATGTAGAAACTGACACCAGGTTATTTCCAACTGAACCATTTGTTGTGTCTGTTGGAATAAGTCCTGCGTCAACAACTCTCGCATTGGGATAGTCATCGCTAGAGCTGTTGTTATAGATGCCTACACGAATACCACCGCTTGCACCATTTAGAACAGAAGCATAAATGTATAGATAAACAGTAGTAATAGTATTTGGCACATAAAACGGAACAGCATAAAGATTGTTAGCAGTCCAGTTGTTGACAGTTGACGATGAACCAGCAAAGCCAATTGGGTTGTATGAATAACCTGACTTTAGATAGCGTGGGCCAAAAGGTGCACCACCCGAAGCGTTAGCCCAAGCAGGAGAAGCACCTGGACCTGCAGAAGTCAAAACTTGTCCAGAAGTTCCAGCAGTTCCACCAACAGTCAAAGGGTTGGAAGCACCCGAAATAGTTACACTACCAGTTGAAGTTACGGAAGTAGCAGTAATACCACCGCTTGCACCAATGCTTGCAATTGCAGTTCCGCTAGAGTTTTGAAACTCTATAAGCCTGGCAGTTTGGCTTGCAGCACCTTGAATAATCAAAGGAACAGTTAATTGGCTGTTAGCAGTAATAGACATGCTTGCCGAAACGCTAAAGAAACCACCAGAACCAGCCACATTCGTAAAACCAGAACCCGAAACAGTAAACGTGTAAGCACCGCTAGAACCACCAATAGCAGTAACAGTCCAAACTCCGTTATATGTTCCACCAGTCACACCCGTAACAGCAACTTTTTGACCAACAGCAACAACTTGAACAGTCAAAGGATAAGTAAATACAGCGACAGTAGCCGAAGTATAAGCAGCCGAAGTTAGAGATGTAGCTGCAAAACCTGAACCCGCAGTTCCCGCAGTAATTACACCTGTTGAACCCGTGTAAATCTGACCGATTGGTGAAACACCGCCAAGCACCGCACCCGCAGAAGTCTGCCATTGTTCCAAATCACCTGTTTGACCTGAAGCACCCTTAACAGTTACCGCCAAACCAGTTGAAGCACCAGTATTCAAAGTCTGAGGCCCAAGAGTAAAAGAGTTCGCTGAACCTAGAGAAGCATAAATCGCTGGTAAACCTGAAACTTGAGATGCAGTTACAGTTCCAGAAATGTTAGCGACAGTTCCCGAAGCGAAGTTGCTTATTTGAGAAACAGTTATAGCTGAACCTGAAACACCGACAGAAGTTCCCGCTGTTGTGGCATAAGTAGCAGTTGAAGCGTTAGTCGCTTGAGCAACAGTTCCAGAAGTAAAATCCGAAATCTGAGAACGAGTAATCGCTGAACCTGAAACACCAATAGAAGTTCCAGCAGTGGTCGCATAGCTGGCAGTTCCAGAAGTTACAGAGTAAGTTGCAGTAGCAGCCGAAGTTGCCGAACTTGAAGCAGTCGCATAGGCAACAGTTCCAGAAGTGAAATCGCTAATTTGGCTTTTAGTTATAGCCGAACCCGATACTCCGATAGAAGTTCCTGCTGTTGTCGCATAAGTGGCAGTCGAAGCAGTAGAAGCAAAATATGCTGTTCCAGCAGTTAGAGCAGTAGAAGCATTAGTTGCACTTCCAGAGGTCGTGGAATAAGAGGCAGTTCCCGCAGTCAAAGCAGTGTTGGCTGATGTTGCAGAAGTAGCGACAGCAACAGTTCCAGAAGTAAAATCACTAATTTGAGAACGAACTAAACTCAACCCAGTCTGATCTAAACCAATAATCGCTGAGCTCGAAGTGCCTGTGTTAGTTATAGGTGCAGTAACACTAATGACACCGCTTGCTCCAGCAGTTCCTTGAGCACCAGTATTTCCCTGAGCACCAATCTCACCAGTTGCAGCAAAAGTCCATGCAGTAAAAGTTCCCGAACCAGCGGTCTTATCGACAGTAATAATGATGGTAGTTCCAGAAGCCACATTCGCTGGACCTTCCACCCAGTTAGTGGTCGAATTAGTGTTTATAGCCCTGATACGCATACCAGGAACAAAAGCACCAACACTAGAGACAGTCCAAGTTTTTAGACCTGTTCCAATAGTGATAGAGGAAGTTGAAGTAATACCTGCATACCCGACTCCAGCCGAACCTTGAGCACCAGCCGAACCTTGTGGACCTGTCGCACCAGTAGCACCTGTTGCACCCGCAGCACCATTAGCCCCAGTAGGCCCTTGCAAACCAACACTAGAAGCTGAAACAGTTACCGGATAAGTGTTTACAGCAATATTGACTGCTGTTGAAGAGGTAGTTACAACAGTTGTCGAAGCGGTAGTAGAAACAACAACATCACTCATCTAGTCACATTCCCTGAAACGCTAAACCCGCCCTGAAGTAGACGAGTCACAATACTGCCACCAGAAACTAATTCAAGATCATAAGCGTAAGAGCCAGCAGATAGAGCTGACGATTGAGCAGAAGTAATAACAACAGCGACAGTTCCAGCAGTCCCACCCAAAGTAATACCAGTACCAGAAGTTAGGCTCAAAAGGATAGCAGTCGCATCAGCTGCTTCACGAACCTGCATAGAAGCCGAATAGCCAGTCAAGTTCAAGGCAGTTCCACCCTGAGTGATAGTGAAAGTCTGGTCAAAATCTGCACCAGCATAAACAGTCAAATTGTATACACCTGGAGTAATCATTTATTTCAATCCTTTACTAATAAACCAAACCACAATCGAAGT